ATCTTTGCTTCCCGTCTTGATAATCCGAATGCGTCACGCACACGTTTCTCAAATTCACTTACAGTCAGAGGCTTCGACTTGTTGAAAGTCGTTGGGATTGACTGGACTTCGTTTAGTGGGCGAACACGCTCTGACAAGAAAGACTTGCCAGCGGCATTGAACATATCCCACTCTTTCATCAACTTACCATGATAAGCGTCGTACGCACCCTCGTCTTCGCCTTCAGACATCGCCTGAATCATCTCATAGTATGCTTGCATCAGATGGCTGAGGATTGTCGAGAGTGCCTGTGGATTGACTTCCATCTCTGGCTTCTCACGCATCATCTCGCCAACTACTTCTTCTGACTCATTACGCAAACGAGCCATAGGCATTGGAGCCGAAGGCATCTGGTAATTATCATTCTTTCCTGCCGACCCACATGATGGACAGAACGACATACCCTTATGCATAGCACTGCCACACATCTTGCACTGAGAGAATGGGGATTGCATTGCCTGTGAATAGTCAGGCATATATCCCTGCATCTCAGGCATATAACCTTGCATCTCAGGTCGTTGATAAGACATACGGCGACGCATCATCTCATCTTCTGACATAGGAGTGTTTGAACGTCCGTAGCCAACCATTGGAACAGTTTGCATATAACCTTGAGGAGCAAAAGGCTCACTCATGTTTTGCATTGCTGGGTACTGAGTAGAAGGAGATATGACTGGCATATAACCTTGGACGGCAGGGTATGCGGTCGAAGGAGACATGACGGGCATATAGCCTTGCATTGAATCTTCCCGTGGAACCATGTAACGACGACGCATCATTTCTTCCTCCGCCATAGGAGCGTTATTAGTTATTGTATTCATTCCTCGTGCTTCCGCCCGTACAGGGAATGCATTAGTGTACGGTCTTGGTCGCACAAGAACTATTTGAGGGGCTCGAGGAGACGAGTAACCCATTCCTGTCTTCATTGGGTTTTCAATCTTTGTCAACGACCCTGCTCGGTGTGCAACTGTAACTCCAGTTAATTCCATATCACCTGAGTTATCAGACATGATTCGAATCAAGTACGCTGGGTCGCTTTCAGTACCAATCATCTCATTGCCCCTTGGCTCAGGAGTAACTCGACCTCGTGCTGAAACACGCTCAATCTTGCCAATAGCACTGCCGCCAGACGATTCCCAAGTAACAAAATCACCAATCTTCAAGTCACCGGGCATTGCTTTAACTTCTTCCAACATCAGACTCTTGAGCGACTTTAGGCTTGCCATATTGCGAGGTTCGGCTGGCTTAGGAGTAAGGCTCGCTTCAGCAAGGTTCCATCGAATGATTTGGCTTGCGGCTCCAACCGACTTCCTCTCGACGAGGTGACTTGCCGCTCCGCTTGAGAATCCAAGGCGACCATCTTGTCCGAGTTTAGCAATCATCTTGCGATACTCGTTACTAATCTCAATCTGACCCTCGTACCAGAGACCAGCGTCTTTAACGACGATTCTTCCAGTACCAACAGTCTCCTTGCCAACAACTTCATCCATGCCATGAGCATAGTAGAGGTTCATCTTAAAGGAGTCACCAACATTTGTTGGTCGTCCGAAATCACATGATTGGGTAAAGAAGTCACCATCCAAGTCCGTTCCACCGAACCGAATTAGGTAACCACTGACCTTCCCACTCGACGTGACTTTGACTTCGTCACCGAATGTAACCAGTAAGTCTTTCATTGTCTTAGTTCCGTTGTTATCCAATGCTTTATCCTATGCACCGTAAGGACTTGGACGGCACGAGTCCGTCTCACTTACATTACGTTGTTTTTTTACGTTGTCAACTTGACACTACAAGTTCGTTTAGTGGTATCAAGCGAGCAACATTGCCCCATGTGTCGTCCATGTACGTCGTTGCAAATGACGACAGTGGTGTGCCACTTTCCCAGAACTCATAACGAGTCTTACCTAGTGTACTCTTGCGTTCGTCTGGACTCAGCCCCATGAAGAGTTGTTCGGATGTTGGGATGTCGGTATCGAGACTCCCGTCAACAACTGGTACGGTTACACAGCGGCAACGAGGGTGGACGTGAGGATGCTGAGTCAGTGGAGATACAACACCATGCATCCCCCAACAGACAGCACTTGTCTTCACATCAGCCGAACACACACGCTTGTAACCAAGGACATTAGCCTTGTTCTTAGCGTAAGCCATCATTGCTCCCGCTCGTGACGCATGAAGCATCTCGTTGCGAACAATGTTCTCGTACTGATTAAACGCATTCATGCGAATGCCATTTAGGACAGCCATTACATATGCTTGGTCTGATGTTTCCAGTGCGTCATCGATACTCTTTTTGAATGTGGATGACACAGTATTTATCATTGATGCAATTGACTCACCATTGGATGCAACGCCTGACAAGTCACTGATGTCATAACTATCAACATCAACCCATTCAGTATCTGGGTTCTGTAGTAAAGCCATATCCTTGACTTCCTCAGAAGATGTCTCAGCCACACTGAATTGACCAGCCTCCGCCAACTCAATCACAGTCTCGGTGAAGGTCTCGATTGCCGCTATATGCTTCTTGCACAATGCAGTTGCCTGACTCTTCGTCATGCCATCATTCAGTTCCAACGCCATCTTCTGGCTTGAAGAGAATGCCTTGCTCCATGCTTGAGACGCTGACTCAACTACGCCCTGCTCCTGACGTAAAACATCACGTTGGAGTTGTTTTGCACTCGAGTACAGAGGTGAGTGGAATGATTTCGTCGAAAGACCGTCATCCGTAGACACCATATCTTCAGACTTCTTTGCCAAGATACGGTTACGCATTCGTCTTGACCAAGCAAAACCCTCATCGCCACCCCAAGCATCCCACGCTACTCGCCCTTTAGATGGAAATCCTTCTTCACCCTCATTGAAGCCTTCAGCCTGTTTATCTACCTCGTGCCTAGAGAAGAATGAGTACATACGCATGACTGTGTCACTTGTAAGGTTCTCTCGATTGACAAGTTGATTAGCCCTTGCCCAACCTACTCGGGTTGCACCCGGGTTCCCTTGCTCACGCCAAGCGATTGCACGTTTAGCGGCATTAGCCATGGCTGAGGTTGGGATGAATGAATCAACAGAACGAATCTCATACTGAACAAGTTTGAGTTCTTCATCGATTTCAAGTTCGTCACTCTTTACCTCAGTAGTTTTAACTGGAGGTGCGGCTGTCATAACACCGCCAACCATACCGACACCCTTAGCGTGAAACACTTCAGCGTCTTGAGGTTGAACGAGTTCGCCAACAATCTTCCTCGCCTCAGCACGGTCAATAATGCCGCTCTCATACAGCGATGTCGAGCGAGCCACCTTAGTCGTATTGTCTTCATCAAGTGCGTTTACATTCGAGTTGTCAAATGCAATAACGTCACCATCCTGAATATCAGGAAACAACGACAGTACCTTCAGAGTCAGCACATCAGCGAGTTGCTGTTGAAGAGGAACCATTCCGTCTTCCCACGCCGCCTTACGAGCCTCAGCGTAGTTCGAGTAGGTGTTACGCTCAAGTCCAGCACCCAGACTAAGAACCATACAGTTCAATCCAAGTGCCGCACTGATTCGCTCTTCCGGCTTACGGCGCAATCCATCGAGGTTCATCTCAGATGGGCTCATGGACAAGCGACTGACGTTGTATGGAGCAGTCATCACTGCAATTCCACCAGCGTAGTCAGATGTGAAGTCCTCAGATAACTTTTCTTTCATGGCACGAGCGTCGTCAACTGACATCTCAACCATGTCTCCGGGAGAAGGGCCGACCATCAAGGAAGGCATTGCATTGTTGCGGACAAGTGCATACGCCGTTGTTGAAGATTGGTTATCTGTAGCAATCTCCTTCAAGACGGCACTCAACTGGGCACGTCCAAGCCGTATGTCTTTCGGGTCACGGAGGTAAGCCCAGTGGATTATCTCTTCGGACGGGATGATGAAGCGTCGCCCATCAACCGTGTAGACAAAGTTTTCAGTAGTGGTTGTCTGACTACCCTCAGGTGAAACCATGTCTCCGGGAAGATATTGAAGGTAATACTTTTGCTCACCATCTTTAGCACCCCTGATAGGCATGATGCGAGCGTAGGCATTACCGAGAATCTTGTAATCCTGAATAATCCAGCCCCACCACCGGCTTGCCGGAATGTTTGGGTAGGGGTTTTTAATGACGTTTAAACAAGGATGCTCGTCAATAATCTCATACTTATCAGCACTAGTGTTTGGTGTGTTACGCCGGATGACTGGCTTTGACAGACCCCAGTTTCGGACATACCAGTCGATACCGATAGCAACGATTCCGTTTAGCCCTAGGTCACCAGATTCTTTTGCCCAGTCACGATTAGAACTTGGGAGACGTGTCGTAATTAGACTCGTCAGTTTGCCATTGCCGTATCTTGCTACGACCCGACTCTGATTACGGGATAGCGGAAGTTCTCCCGTTGGGGCACTTTGCTTAAAGAACCCCTTCATCCGTTCCCAAATTGCCATTGCTATCCCTCGATGAATTTCGTGACGTTTGTCTGGTCAGCCCACACAACATCATTTGTGTTTCTAGCCCTGATGAACATCACGTTACCATCAGCCCCCACGAACTCAAGTCCGTAGCCCTTACCGAAACTGTAAGCAATACCCTTGAACTCGCACTCCGTACCGCAAGGTAACTTTGCCTTAAGGCTTACCTTCTCATCCAAGAGTTTTTGATATTTAACGATATTCATGCTTGTACTATATGCAACCGTATGCATACACGCAACAGAATAGGCACTAAAAAAGAGCGAACCAAGTATCTGGTCGCTCTTTATCCTAGAGTCGCTGTATGAGCCTTGTGGGGGCTCACATGATGACGTACACAATCCTGTTGTGACTGTACACGTCGTACCCCATGGATTCCAACGCATCATACATATACCCCTCGTCTTCTTCACCACAGTAGTCAGTTGATATGGCGATTTTCCCTCCATGGTAGATAAGAATTGATGGAGTCGCTATGGCTTGCATCGGGTATTCAAGTGCGTGACCCTTATCCGCTATGGCATTGATTCCATCGATGACTTCAGGATTAAATCCCGTAGTCTTTAACTTATGTCGTAGGTCTGACCACTCGACTAATTGTGCGTCCATTAGTTCACCTCCGGTGCTTCATCCGCCATAGCCTTCGATTGCTTGGCTATTGTCATAGCCTTTGAATCTTCGTGATTGAGTGCGATTCGAGTTGAATCAACGAACATCCACACGAAAGCGACGATAAGTAGGATTCGCCCTACCAACTGAAGTGGACTAATCTTCATTGCGTCCACCTTGCCCCTTGCGGGTATAAGCCTTGCGGCTCTTGAAGGTTGTAGGACGAGCCCACGGACGCTCCGACGATGGAATGCGGCTTTTGACCGTCTTGCGGGCTTTTGCCATTTCCCGCTCACTGATTACGATTGTCTTCATTTGTCTTCTCCTCGAACTTGATTGATTAGATTATTGCACGTACCCAACCTGTTGTCAATAGTCTATGCAAGTATTTTTATAGACCTTTTGCTAACGACTCCCTCATCGCATCCATCAGACCACGCAAGTCCTCAGCACGAACTTCGTAGCACTCTTGGCATATAGGCTTTGGTGGTGATTCCTTCGTCTCGCCATCCTTTTCAAACGTAAACGGTGGAAGTGTGAGGAAGATTGTCTTCTCTACCCCACAGTCAGAACAACGGGCTTTTTTCATTTCTTTATCCCCTTCATCAAGTCACGCACATCTACGACCTTCGCTGGTTTACCCGGGAGACCCAACTCACGCTGAGCCTCACGGTTGTACAAACTCTTCTCAGCGTCTTGCATCCGCTTTATCATCTGTTGTTCAGGTGTCATTGTGTTCATTGTTGTTTCCTCTGGTCGAACTTGATTACTTAGATTATTGCATACTTTACAGCGACTTGTCAACATCTTTGTAAAGTATATTTCATCTACCCTTCCATCTATCAATAAGTCACTAACTTGCAATACCCATTGCAATTCTCGATGAAGTAATCGACTGAGTCGATTCGTGCAACAAACGCTATTTCGCCATTGCGTGGTAAACGTGAATCACGATTCATCACAATCTCAATAGCCTGTTTACGATTCATTGTGTTCATTGTTGTTTCCCCTGTTCGAACTTGATTGAATAGAGTATAGAACACTATTTATTCACTTGTCAACCCTTTTACAAAAAATAATCAAACTGTTTTTATGTATCGATAGTGACCAGTCTGAATCCTAGCCACTCACGCCTAAAGATTGGCATTTGATAAGCCCTAGATTGGCACATCCCATAGGTTTGCTCGGCTGAGTACCATGAGCCCGTAGCAAAGCACTTCTGACCGTCCTTGGTGTCCTGTAGCCACTCAGCAACATTGCCTGAGACATCGAGAACCCCATAGCCGTTTATGTGTGAGTTGTGCGTCCTTGCGACTGACACTGTACTGAACCGACGCTTCTTTACAGATGTCCAACTTGACGCATCGACGTAAGCATCACCCCATGGATAAGGCGCAATAGTTGGATGTAATCCCCCACGGGCTACTAGCGTCCACTCACTGTCGTACGGCAAGCGGACGGTGTCTTGGTAGTAATTAGCCACCCATGCACAGTACTCCTGAATATTGTTCCAATTTAGGTTCACCATCGGGTGGTCTTCAAACCAACCAAACGACGGCACTGGTGGCATCGGCTTGGAGGTTAGAGAGCAATAGTGCCTGTACATGGCTACGGTTACCGGGTACACCCCGACGTTCATCCGCAACCCAACCTTCGTGTATTTGTAGTCTTCGTATGTAGTCACTCGGGCATTAGACCATATTTATTAACTTGCAACACTATTGACATTCATATTATTTTGTGTTACTGTATACATATGAGAAGAAAGAAAAATTGGAAGTCTAGCGACTTCTATTCCGTACCAATAGTGTTTGATTGCCCTGACAAAGCAGTCCGCTACTCTAACCGGATGATTGTGAAGTCAGTCACGTTCACAGTTGATGGGAAGTGCTGGGTCGTTAATCCTGTTGACGCTCCAATGTTGGAGAAGGCTGGATACATGATGATTGATGAGCATCTTGTGTCTCTGATGCATAAACCCTAGATGACCTAGCCTCATCAACGTATGACTTGAGGCATTTATGCGCTAGTGGGCTCCACATACGCATGATGTCAGCACCAACTTCACGCCTACCATTCCACTTGCGACTCGCTGTCATCTCAGCGTCATCTGGGCGGAGTGGTGTCCATATCGTTGTCAGAAAGTGTTGCGGCACAGTTATGAAGTCGTCATCCACACGAACTCTGACTGTAGACGGGGCAAGTCCGTATCCAATTTTACGAGGTGGGAACATCACTCGACATAACGTACCCGAGGGTATCGTCACCTTCGTCCCGTGAGGTGTGAAGTCACGAGAGAACTCCATGAGGTTCCCTACCTTGATTTCAGGTTTCTCTTTTCTTGCACGAGATGTCACCTGAAGATGCATAGCCCAAGCCGTAACGTACCAGTCCCTAACGACGTGCAACTCATCTGGCGCAAGCATTGGAACAGGAGAGTCTGTGACCGAATCGTAATCAACCTCAATTCGGTAACACTTTACGTTTAGCAACAAGTCATCAATCACGCCGTACACATCAATGACTTGAGCGAGAGGGATGAAGTTTCTCATACGGCTTGCATTGTCCTCCGACGAACAACTTCGTCATAAGCATCTACGACGGCATCGACAACGTCGTCGTGTCTCCCCATTGGAAACATACGCATCTCATCGAGTACTTCGTTGTTCCACTTAGCCTTGACCATGTAGACGTTTCCGTGGTTGATTTGACTGACGAGTGCTTCGGCTCGGACAACTTTGCTTCCGCTTGCCATATGAATCGACACTTTGAATCCATGCAACATCTTCAGGAGATACTTTGCCTGAGACCGACCAGCCTGTGCTGGGTCTTGTGGAAGACGACACGTAGCCTCACGTCCATCAGCAATCGTTGTCTTTAGAATAATGTCGTCACGTTCCTCAACATCGTACTGACCCCTAACCAAGTCTAGTATCCAGAACCGTCCCTGTTTGTCGAGTGCCGCTTTGATGCCCACGGTGTAGTCACCACTACCCTTGACTGAAGCCAAGTCCCATGCCCTTACGAGTTTAGCGATATCAGGGCCGTGCTCCATAATCGTAATCTTGTCCTGCTTGATAAACGAACCCGTCCTCTGAGTAGGTGTCTGTTGATACAAGGCAAGCCATGAGTACTCACCTTCGTTTTGCATCTGTACAGAACGGATACGTTCGAGTGCATCAACTGGATATCTGTCAGGCCATAACGCTTCACCGAGGTTGCGCCCTAGAGGGTCATCTGGTTCATCGGCAATGGCTGGGAGTTTAAGCACCGTCCAACGATTTGGCTCCGAGTCAATAGCACGACTAATGATGTCGTCGTGATGCCATCGAGTAGCAACGATAATCATCGAACCACCGGGTTCAAGACGAGTATAAATATCGTCGGTGTACCAGTCCCAAGCCTTCTCACGAGAGTTGACAGACTCAGCATCTTCACGGCTACGAATAGGGTCGTCAATGATGATGTGTTTAAATCCAACACCAGTTGGAGGAGAACCAACTCCACGACTCATGAACGTGCCGCCTTCAGGCATACCCCATTCATCCTGAGCCTTCGAACTCTCCATCAATGCCCGTCGGCTACTCACAATTGCACGGGCTTTACGTGAGAAGCGTCTGGCAATACGTTCGTTGTAAGCAGTTACGAGAACATTCTCGTCTGGTTCACGCTCAAAACAGTACGCTCCGTACCGCACAGTGATTGTTTCAGTCTTCCCATGACGAGGTGGCATAGAGACGGCAAGGCGGTCTATCTCTCCACGGTCGATTGCGTCAAGGTGTTCACAGATGAGTTTGATGTGCGGAGGATTAGCATCCCATGCTTTTGGAAGCGTTAACCTAAGGTACTCGTGGTATTCACTGAGTGAACCAACTTCAACCCCCTTGTGATACGGACTGAGTGGTGTCTTACCATCAGGACTCAGGTTCCTCTTCAGTGCCTCCTCCATCAGAACCTTGCGTAAGTAGGGAGATAATTTGGTCATTCGAAAGTTCCTTCACTGTAATCTGTTGCTTACGTCCCCAGCGTTCAGAATGACCACGTTCCAGTAGCCATGCCGCCGCTGACCAATTCTCCTCGGACGCTTTGCGAACACGGGCAATAAGCCCAACCTCACCTTTAGCCTGTGCTTGCCTGACCTTCTGTGCAAACTCGACATACTCTTTGTAAGCCGGACGTTCATGCCCATGCTCACCTCGTGCAATCCACTTCTTCAGCGTGTCGTATGACACACCCGCCGCTTCTGCCGCTATCTTGAGCGTTGCACCAGCCGTAACCGCATCGAGTACCAACTTTTCAGATGTCTCATTCAGTAACGACCGTCGCCCATTCGGGTTTTTGCGTTCTTCGCCATAGCCTTCCATTATTCAACTAACCTTGCCTTACGTCGTGTAATCTTCTCCCAAAGTGAGAGCAATGCGTCACACACTTCTGTGTCTTCACCGACTGTGAGTTCAGCATCGTCGAGTTGCCAGACTTGACCGACGGCACACCGTTCTTCTGGAGCATCTTGCTCTGGCTCATTGTCTTCAGATAGTGACTCAGATGCATCAGTGGCTGACTTAGCAAGAAGACCTATGAGTTCATCAAGGTCACCGTCGTCAAATCCAGTTCCAGCCAAGCCTTGCTCTGTGGCGATTAGAGTGGACAACAACTCCGCCAATCCAGACTCATCGTCTACCCCGAGCCTCGTCGTTCTATTGTCAACAAGCAACAACCTAATCTCGTCACGCTCATCAATATCGATGTACTCGACAGGAATGGTTTCAAAGCCCAACTGCACTGCCGCCGCATAGCGATGGTTACCAGCAAGGATATGGTTGTTTCTCTTATTGACTACAATCCGTCCGTAGAAGCCGTTCCTCTGAATCGACTCAATAATTGCGCCAACGTCTCCTTGATTAACATTATCTACGTGAGGTTTCAGTAGTTTGACATCAACCTCAGCCGTCAGCGTGTTGATTGTCATACAAGGTCTTTCTTTAACCAGACTTCGTCGTACCCAAGAATCTCGACATTAGCCCTCTTAATAGGAAAGATGCGACTTGAGACTTTTACTTTCAATTGGTCAATTTCGTCTAGTTCAATCTCAACACCACGGAGGATAAGGAGCAGTCGTTCACCAATGATGTCCTCCTCAATAACACCGAACTTCCACTTGCCGTCTCTCGACCCACGGTAGCGAACCCGGGTTCCTTTTTGCATCACATCGAGTTTCTTGCCTCGACTTGTATTGATTCCAAGTGCATACGAAATCACACTAGTCACAACTAGGATGATTGCTGAATTGATATCTATGCCCATTTCTTATTCCACCTTTCCATGCCTTCCTTAGACGTATTCTGATTGCGACCAGCCCGATACAGAGCGAATGCCCTCTTGGCTACATTCAAGTTCACAAAATGCTTATTCTGAGTGAAGCCACCCGCTTCTCGGACATACTGAGCCCGAACATCCTCAGGAATCTTCTCCAACTCGTCTTCAAGTTCAGCCCTGTGGGTAGCATCCATGACCATGTTTGCGGACGTAAGCGTCTGTGCAACCTTCACAGCCTCATCAGACCCAGCGATGTTCTCAATACGGCTAACGATGCTGGCTACAAACTCGTCACGGCTCTTGTCACCAGTTGGGCGTAAGTGTTCAACCCAGTCAAATAGATTGTGTTGTTGATTCTGTTCACGAGCCTCAAGTTGAGGAGCAGGTTGTGCCGCCATCAACTGCCTAGCCTGATATGTACCCCCATCAATCCCGTAAGGAATATCAAGGACAGCGCAAACCTTCTTGGTTACATCTTCGTAGGTAGGTCGAAATCGTTGACTACGAATCCAGTAGCGGAGTTCCCAGATTTCAGGCGACTCAACACTATACTGCTGACGGTTCTTATCCAGTTTAGCGTCACACACACGCTTGCGTAACGGCGCAAGAGTACGAGTGTATGAGTCAACATCCATCTTATCCATCTCGATACCGCCAATGCGTGAGATATCGCCCATGATGTCTCTCCACACCTGTACCCATGCTTTTTGTCCTTCAGTGTCCATGTGTATATAGTACAAGAACATTTACCCATTGCCAACAGGCTGAATTTATTTTAGGTAAATACATGAATTCACTATTGACAACGCATTATCTGTGTAGTAATCTATTTACATCAAGTTCGGTTGGAGAAAATCATGGAAACAATGCTCATCAACTTCATCAACAAAATCGTTCTCGCTGAGGACTACACGGTTTACTGCTACGTTGAAGATACTGACCCACGGTCAGATGACCTTCATCGTTGTGAGCCACAAACGGTGGCATCGGCTGGTCTCCTCTGGGGACGCACCATCATCAATGGTGATGCAACCAACTTTGATGACTTGAGTGAAAACTCAGTTGTCGTGAGTGCGATTGCACAATGCCTCGCATATCCAATCAAGGATGTGTACGCTGAGTACTCAAATTGGGGAGTATTCATCCGAGTCACGACAACTGACTCCAACATCTACGAGTTCAACTGTCATGCGAATATCGTGTGGTAGTTGAACTGAAATATTTTTAACATCGCTATTGACAATGTGCATAGTGTGTGCAATACTCTAATCAGTCAAGTTCACTGGAGAAAAACAATCATGACCACTCAACCCATCTACCTCCACGATTGCGAATCGTGCATCTTCCTCGGCTCCTTCAATGAGGCTGACCTCTACCTGTGCAACGGGTATCACCAGCGTGATGGCGGATGCCTTATAGCAAGGTACTCCAGTGACTGTTCTGACAACGTATGTTGGAACTTTGCCAACATCGAGCGGTTCGGATTGGCGACCATTGCCAGACCAGAAATCACTGAGGCGTATCGCCTAGCAGTGACCCTCCAGAAAGAAGGGTCAGCCAACTGACACGGTAGGTTTCAATCGATGAGCGAAAGGGTGATGTGAATCACCCTTTTTTTATTGGTACACTTGACACAAGGAGAATCGAATGAACCCAATTGACGCAAGTGCCTACACTGATATCGAGGCGTACCGTAACGAGGTTGTAAAAGCCATCTCACAGACCTCACCAGACTTCTACAGCAACTTCAAAGTAATCGCCCTAGACAACTCCAAGGATGTTGTAGTTTTCGCTGTTGAAAAGGCTGGCACACGAGTCGTTGACATCGTTGGCTCAGGAACCCTTGAGACAGTCATCAACACCTGTGCATTATTCCAAAACGGAATCCCAACCAACGATGTGGTGGACTCTGTTACTGACGAGAAGGTCAAAACACTGGCAACTAAACTCATCAAGCGAATCCCGTCATCAGACACTCAACTGTAAGCCCTCACAAGCCCCGTACAGCCCCGTTTCATGCGGGGCTTATTAGTTTTACGAGCGATAATAAACAATGCCTTATCTGGACACTACTCGAACTAGCACACTGACGATGGACTACTCGTTTAGTGTTGCAAACCGTCTCTATCAACCCGGTTTCCTTGCTCCAGTTGAAGACGAATTCACATATAAAAACCACAGCCTGACACTGAGTGGACACCTTGGTTTTTCAGCCACTGTCAATATCCACATTACAGCAGTGCCTAACTCGACAGACCCACCTTTCCCGGGAGGCTATGACTACTCTCTCCCATGGAACTGGAAGGTCTATGCAACCATCAACTGCAACAACGGACATGGCGTAAACACCTCGGTCAATGTTGACTTGCACACGGTCACTGGAGTCTCAGTAGGCACACACTTTATTGACTTTGCCAGCAACATCAGTGGAAGCCTGAGTTGTACAGTCGGCACAGATGTACTTTGGGACGTGACGGTCACTGGGCAAACAGAGCCACCTCTTATCACTACGGTTACGTGGCCTCAACTGACTGATTACCGTTGGTACGAGCGGTCAACCATTGGAAGCACGGCTACGACGACACTGACAGTGAACTCTACTTACGGAACTGGCGGTAGCGGGTCTCACTCAGCAACAGGGGCAGTAGCCAGCATCAGACCGACGGCACAATACAACGCTGTCATTGCTTCAACTAGTTTAGTGAGTTCACCTATCTCTACATCAACGACGCTTGGTGTAACACAAGTTAAAGTCAATGGGAAGTATGTGAGTACATACACGCACAATCACAGTTATTTATCTCAAAACGCAACTGCATTATCAATGACGCTTCAATCAATTGCTGGAAGCGTGTATTTAGCGAATGGGACGATATCTACATCAAGTTACCTGACTAGATATGTATCCGTCCGTGGAAATTATCGAGCATGGAAGAATGCTTACCCAGATGTACTCAGGCTGAATGTCTATGGATTCGACGTTGAGGCATCTCCTCCTAGAGTCTTGACTTCTAGTGCTGGTGCGGTTGCTGGAACTGACATATTTAATCGTTACTCAACAACAACGACCCTTGCTCAGAGTGGGACTATAACTCCGGGTGCTAACAACACGCTCACTACAGCACTCAACCAAGTGCCGTCATACATCTATGCTATGACCGATACAACTGACCTTACGACAAATGGTGAGTTGACCACTGAGAATCGTTTCCTGTTCAGGGGTTGGCGATTCAACGGGATGAGTACAACACACGCCTCAACGCTAAACGTCCCAGTGTCGGGATTGTCAAATACTTATGCAAACAACTTTAATATGTCGGCATATAGACAATTGATTCTCACTTTGAATACTGGAGGAGTTGGCACTGGAAACCTTGTCATTGTAGGTATGCCCGGAGGGAGAATAAAAAGGTGGAATCTTACTTGGGGAGTAGTAGGAACAATTGTGTACGCAATTGACCTTTGCGCCCCGCCGCTTGAAACGGCAAGTACAGATAACCAAGATTCTCCTTATCCAAGAATCAACACCGATATGGCGCACAACGCAACGTATGTTGGGACAGCCCAAGTGGACGGGCCTTACTGGGGGATTACAAGAGCCAGCAACATTGTTCTCACATTAGACTCTGGAGCCTCTGCTACAATTACATCAATAAATCTTTCAACTGCCGCATACCCTGCAACAACTCAAAACTTTGTATATACATCCCGAGACTACAGTGTTGAGCGAATTACTAAAGCAGTCGTATCAGAAGCCGACACAACAACTACTTTTTACGCCCGTCGTTTTTGGCAACAAGACACAGTTGCCCGTACCGAAGAAGAGTCCGATGTCCACTGGCAAGTAACCGTCGGCGGAGCAACAGGAGTCACTACAACTACTATCTTTGGAAGAACCATTGCAAATCTTGTTGACGACATCAATGCTACAGATGCACTTGCGGCGTATGGCGGGAATGTAATCCGGCACAACGGATGGACAGCAACAAAATCCGTGGCACAACCGGGAGGGGCTACTTGTACGG